GTGACGGGCCAGCTGAGCTTGCTGATGCTGATCGAGCGCCTGGAACTGGCGGGCATCCATGTGGTCAGTGCCAACACGGACGGCATCGTGATCAAGTGCCCTCGCAAGGGGCAGCACGTCATGGACCAGATCATCGCGCAATGGGAACAGGACACAGGATTCCAGACCGAGGGCACCATCTACAAGGCACTCTACTCCCGTGACGTGAATAACTACATCGCAGTCAAGGAAGACGGTTCAACCAAGTGCAAGGGCGCCTATGCGAACCCGTGGGCCAGCAAGAAGAACATGGCCGAGCGCTTGCACAAGAACCCGACGAATACGATCTGCGTTGAAGCTGTCGAAGCGCTGCTGACGAAGAACGTGCCGATCATGACCACAGTGCGCGGGTGCAAGGATATCACGAAGTTCGTGTCCGTGCGCAGCGTCAAGGGTGGCGCGGTGAAGGTGTGGGAGCGCATCCCGCCACCTGCACACAGTTCGCAGGAAGAGCTTCTGAAGATGGCGGGCTTCGTACCGTTCTCGAAAGATAGCTGGGTCAGGGAAGGCGACACCATCGGTCGCGCTGCAATGAACACCGAGCGAGCGTACAAAGCCGCCTGGGACGAACTATCCAAGCCCGGTCTGACCGAGTACCTTGGCAAGTCGATTCGCTGGTACTATGCCATCGGCGTGCAAGGTGAGATCGTGTATGCGACGAACGGGAACAAGGTGCCCCGCTCGGAAGGCGCTAAGCCCATGATGGATCTGCCCGACGAGTTCCCTGCCGACGTTGATTTCGAATGGTATGAACAGGAGTGCGAAAAGATCCTTCAGGCGATCGGGTACTCCCAGGCGAATCCATGATTTTGTCGGCTTTGCCCATTTTCTGCTTGCATCAAGCTCCAAAGTGTCCTACAGTTGTTTCACGTACTAGGAAAGGAGGCGCACATGAACTTGATAACTTTCACCGCTCTGTGCGTCTTCGACGCCTGGATCTGGTTGCATAACCTTCACATCATTCTGGGAGCTTAAAATGGACGAGAGCCTCGTCGAAGAGATTGTGTTGCGCTACCGTGCAATCGTGCCGAATACTGCACACGGCGATCACCTGCTGTTCATGAAAGTGCTTCACGCGCACATGACGCACCCGCTTCAGCTAGATGCACTGCTGATCGCAACCGACGAAGACCTTGTTCATGATGTTGAAGGCATTGCGCAACACTTCGACACGGGAGCTGGCGTTTATCGCGAGCTGTTTTGGCCCCGCTACGCTGCACAGTGCGGTGGCCAATGCAACCATGCAGGCCACTAGCCGATCGCGGCCTGTACCCCCGAAAGCGCGGCCCACAGTTTAGTTCAACGCGGAGAAAACAATGCAGAAAGCCACTAACCCGTTTCGCACGCTCGCTATCCTCGTCGTGATCGTGCTTCTGGTAGGAATCGTCGGAAAAATGGACTACGAAGACGAACTCCTCGAACTTGACATGTACTGCCAGAACGTGCATACTGGCGTCTGGCCCGACTATGAAGGCTCGTATAAGGAGCAATGCCATGAAGGACATCGCAAGACTGATCGTTAGCGCAGCGCTGGCGCTTGCTGGTACTGCGCACGCCTGTGACAGGCAATGCACAGCGGCCTGGTTCAACAGCGACCCGAAGACCCGCATCACCGAGACCGGCCCTATCCTGTCCGCCTACGGTGAGGAAGGGAACGCTGGCATGGAAGCGGTGTCGCGCTGCAAGATGGACGTCGCTGTGGTCATGCAGGGCAAGCCTGCCTATCAGCAGTTCATCAAGCAATGCTATCGCCTGTATCCTGCTCGAGTGCGTGATCAGATGTATCATGTTGATTATCGTTACGTCCCAGCGGATCGAGTCGATGTGTATATCCATATCGACAATAAAAAGCCCCGCTGAGCGGGGCTTCGTTTAGATGGCAATGCCTACCGACCATCCTCCAGCCTTGTAGGCTGTGAGCTTCTCCTCGTCCTCGATATAGGCTACCCATCCAACTCTGGGCGTGCCGAATACCCAGGCCGAGCCTGACCAGACAGCGACTTTGCCGGCTTGCCCTGCCCATGCACCAGTGGGCGAAGCTGCCACGATGTACGTGTCGCCGGATGCTGGGCTGCCGGGCGGTGTTGCGAGGTCTCTGTCTTTGACGGACAGGTGATAGGCGAAACGTCCGATGGACAGCAAGTTCGCGTCCATCCCCGTGTTCCAGTTGTTCTCTCCCAGCGTCCAGCCGAAGCTAAGACCCGAGCGCGGTTCAGTTGAAGCTGGCATTATGCACCTCCGTAAGAGTAACCATATCCGGCACCGTAACCGGACCGAGTGAATTCCCAATCGTGCATCTGAAGGCTTTGAATACCATCACGCACGGCCCACAGTTGAATCCTCAACCTGCCATAGTTGGACCCCATCTCCGCAAGAGTGAAGGTGTCGGTGACCACACCAGTCAGGCCAGCGTGCGTCACAATCACCGAACCGCCCTTGGTTAGCAGACGGCAAGTGTAAGTCGTGTTCGCTTCCGGGCCGATGCTTGCCGCTTCCGTATCGACGAGCGTCGCGGTCTGCTGCAAGCGGTCCCGATGCACCCATGTCACAGTGATGTTCTGATCGCCCCTCACTGTATCCGGATAGGCCTGAGTGTTGATGCGCAGCTTCTGCGGAGGATACGGGCGCGGAGCGCGAGCCTGTATCGTCACAGTTTGCACCGGCGCAGACCCCTCTGCCAACGTGCCCTTAGCTGTGGTAGGCAGCAGCTTGATCCGCGCCACCTCGCCCGTAGCGTATTCCACCGTATCCGTCTCGAAATACACATCGGGGAAGAAGACTCGCGCGCCTAGCGCATGCACCACGGGCACCGAATCGAGCACGCCCCGCCCGACAGTCATTGACGCGCTGCTGATCGCAGTAACGACGACAAGTTCGTTGTCGATAATTGCGTAGGTGTTGATCTTTACGATGTCAAGGTCGATTCCACCGCCTATCGGAATTACAGTCTGGTTCGGTGTGATTGCAGCAGTAAGCACCGCCGTAGGGCAGAAATCAACCGTGCCCGCTTCCTCATAGGCGGTGTTCGTCGGGTTCGTGATAAGCTGAGCGTTCCCTGCATCACTTGTGGGCCGCACACCTGTGGCCACTACGAAGCCCGCTGTCGTTGGAATGCTGCGAGCATCGGTTTCCCCCATGCGTTGGCACAGCTCCCAGAAAGGCGCTTCGATGACGCAATGATACGGGCAAGCTGTCGGCGCGTTGTTCGGGTCAGTCCAGCCACTGGGCGGAGGGGGTGCATAGATAGCGCTCGACAGCGCGAACACGTCTTCCACAGCACTGATCTTGACGACGTTGCTGTCCAGCGCGCCCAGCTCCACGTTGGCAACTCGCATGACAAGCTGGCTGATGCCGTAGCGGGGCCAAGTGAGCACGAATACGTCACCGATGTTCAGCGATGCCGCTTTTCGGTTCGCGTAGATGGTGCCGCTCGCAAGCGGTACTGACAGCGCCTTGAGTGATCGGGCAGCGACCTTCGTTGCGATGGTGCCATTCGTGAAGCCTGGGAACTGCTTCGTCGTACTGACGACGGACTGCTGCTGTGCAGCGAGCGCGATGTCCTGCACCGTGACGGAGTTGTTCTTGCCTGTGCTTGCGTCCCAATAGACGACAGTCACGGAGTTAATCAACTCTCCGATGGTGTTGCGTTTGAAGTCCGAAATCTTATCGACCGAGGACTCGTCCAGCACCAGCAAGGAGGACACGTCATATCCGCCTCGTGCGAGCTTCAGAACAAACTTGCCTGAAGTGCGATCCACGAACAGTGAGCCGTCGATGTGCTTGAGCACCTCTTGGATGAACTCTTCAAGCGTCACGGACTTGTCCCACAAGATAGACATGCCCATGCCTTCACTGAACATCTGGTCCGCAGCAGCCTGGAAAGCTGCATCATCCACGTCCGCTTCTGGGTAGCCCATGCCCCAATCAGGGTCAGTGAGACATTCGCGAATGATGTGCGCCGGGTTCATGTCCTGCCCGATCGCAGCTTTCGCGCTGTACCATTGCGCAATCCCGTTCTGCCTTACCAGGATTCGCTGGCCCCAGAACGACGGGCGTTTCAGATACGGGTTCATGCCCAGATATACCTGGCGAAATACCGCGCTGACCACACCTCGGAAGCCCGGAACCAGCGCGCCCAGCTTGCTCACGAGGTAGCTATTAGGCGTCTGCGTATCTCCTCCCATGTCTATATCTACTGCACCGGACACACCGCCCTCGCGCTTCTGACCTCCGAACAGGTTCTCCGCTGCGATGGTGATCTGCCCGCCTGTTGCGTTGCCCGTCCATGCGGTTTTGTCGTCAAAATCAATTCGAATGATCTTATCAATCGGGCCGTGGCAGAAGACCATGTGCATTCCGAGATAATACTTATATCCTACTGTGACTGATTTGCTACTTCCGCCCACGAGCCACCTCCACTGCTGCAAGCGCCATTCCGTCGTTGTCTGTTGCTTCCAGCAGCTTGTCGGAATCGATGCCATTGTTCAAGAAATCGGTATAGTCCAGACCATACCGGGCAAACAGCTCACGAACACCCCGAGCACAGTAGCGCAGCTCTCGGCAGTGTTCCATTAGGACGATCACAGGCTCCGTCACTTCTTGCCTCCCTTGCTCTTAATAGGCACAGTCCGAAGATCTCCGTACCATACCACGTTCGGGCCGTCCATTTTTCTGGTGCCGAACAGTACGGGAATCTCCCGACCGACCTCCGCTGTAGGCGCTTGGATTTCATCCAGGCCAGCAGGGGGACGGGTCTCGGGCTTGGGCATCATCGCATAGCTGACGACCAGCGCGACGATGAACACGATTGCATAGACCCATGCCATATCGGTCTCCTAAGCGATAGACGAACCGCCGTACGGGTTCTTGGATGGAATCCACGGGAACCCGCCGAAGTTGTTCAGGTTGTTGAATTTATTGTTGCAGGTCTCTTTCAGGTGATCACAGCCTGGGTAGATCGCAACAGTCTGACCGCCTACTAGGCTGGACAAGGGCCTTGCCATTGTCACGGTGTCACCCGTGTGCGCTGTAAGGAAGCGCGTGCCGCCTGGGGCCACGATCATGCCCCCTGTGTAGTACCCGTCGGGCTTGGACGCTGCGCCGGCTACAGTAACGACCAGCCCGCCCCCAATCGACAACACTGCGCCCTCATGCTTGTAGAGCTCACGATTGACGTTGCAGCCCTTCAGGTACAGCGTGCGACGGCACCCATATTCGAAGCGCGCACGCAAGCCAGGTCGCTTGATCGACGTGAAGACGGACTCGCACTGGACCTCGATCTGGTTGCCGCTGGTCTTAGCACCGACGACGCGCCCTTTCCAATAGACAATGAACTGAGCGTCCGGATCACCGTAGTGGCCCCGGTAGATCGTCACTGTGGTCACGTCCTCAGGTGCGAATGCGAGATACTGCGAAGCAAAGGCATCGTCACGCGGAAACACTAGCTTGATGGAATCCTTGAACGTGTCGGTCGTCTGTTTGACGCTGTCACGCTTGACGGGCGAAGGTGTAAAGGTCTGCCCGAGGCGAATGATCTCGTTGGCGCCACTGACATAGTTCCAGCGCTGAATCCCCTGAATGAACTCATAGAGCTCGATCGGGGTTCCTGTTTCTAGAGAGGTCTCATAGGCGCTATATGTCATGATTCAGGCGTCTCCGCAATGGCGATCGTGGCTGCTACTTGGCCCACGTCTTTGTGGCTGAAAACGACCTGATCTGTGTCAAATCGTGCGTGCGACATAAAGCATACGAAATCAATATCGGTCGTTGCAAACGTGGCACCAATTTGAGCAGAAAGAGTCAGCACTTCGTTCCCGTCACCGTTCGTGCTGCCTTGGGTAACACGCGCGAAGACCCGAGTCCCGTTCTTCAACTGCACCATGATATCCTTGACACCGTAATAGAGAGGATATCCGATAGGCGACACAGTGAGCGCGCTCGCAGTGCTTGCGACGTTCTCCAGAATGATCAGGTCGGTATTCCAAGAGGGCAGCCAGAACGCGCGCTGCTTACCCCGGCGCGCATGAATCCACTTGCGGAGAGCCCAGATGCCTGCACGGGTGTTCTTAATGAACCCGATGGTCTGCATGTGGCGCACCCAATTCGTCGCGGTATCCACTTGAATCGGGCCCGACCCGTTGTCGAAGATGTCGATCGTGCGAGCAATGCGTTCGCTGAGATCGCTAACGACAGCGGAACGATCCGTGAGAACGGGCTTGCCCCGATACAGCGGATAGGCACCGTTGTCGCCCAGGTCTTTGTTCTGCGTGACTTCGAACACACCGCTCGCGGTGATATAGCGGTTCGAGCTGCGCTTGTAATCGATGCCGCTGAAGGTGCGCGCAAAGCGTAGCGGAGCGACATAGCACTTAGGCCAGTTCGTTTCCAGAGGTAGCTTCAGATTGACACCTGTCGGCGTAACTGTGGTGATCTCGAGCGCGGTGAGCTGTGTGTCGGATACCCACAGCAGGATCAGGTCATCGTCGCGATAGTCTGCGTTCGCGGTGTCGAACGCGATGAAGGTCGCGCCCGCAGTGAGTCCGTTGAGCAGCGGGGTCACTTCTGCCCACACAGCGATCCCATAGACGCGGTGAGCCCATTGCGTGCTGATTGCTTTCGCGCGGCTGAACTGCGCCTCGTCCAGAAGGAACTTGTGTGAGAATGCCTGCCGAGGGGCCTCTCGAAGTGCAAGCCTCTGTTCGTTGTTGAAGCTGTCGATGATATCGGTTTTCCACGACATGGTCTCGTCGTACCCCGTATCGGGAACGAACGGCCACAGCACCACACGCCGCCCGGTGATTTCCAGTGTCGGGGATTCGTCCGGGAAATGGAATGTGTAGATCGCATCGACGATCGGCGGGCCGTTCGTACTGACGTTCAGGGTGTAGATTCGAGATTCGAGCGCTGCGAAGTATGTTGGAGGCGCCTCCGGTTGAGTGAGCGTAATGCCGTCAGTGCCTGCGGCTGAAAGCGATGACAACAGTTTCGGATCGAAATATCCTGACCACACCTCAACCGTCCGTACCTGTGCCGATAACAGGTTGCCGAGCACAATGACTCCCGGGCGGATGTGAATTCGATAATAGAAATCGTCGAGAAACGTCGGGTGGCGCCACGACTGGGATGTCTCTGCCACTTCCGAAATGGGCAGGGTGGAAGTGACGTCACCATGCAGGGCGCCTGCCGATTCGTAAGCATCCACAGGCGGGCTATTATCGACTGGCGTGAAAGAACTCAGCCCCGGGCTATATTCGGGAGTCGGAGGCTCTTTTGGATATACCTCTACAAGCGCATACGTCGTGACGACAGCCATATTAGATCACCTTCTGGTAGGCGATGCCTCGCGTGGCGCTGAGCACCCCGCCTTTAGAATACCACGGGAACACCTTCCAGGTATCGGATCCAAGTGTAAATTCGTCTCCGGGAAGATACGCGGTCATGTCCATATAGCGCATGCCCGGAATCACGCCAATAGGATTCAAGAACTCATTATTCCTATTCACGGACACGACATTAGGCAGCAGAAGGCCCACACCGTTCAAAGGGCTGGGGGACAGGTCCCGAATCACGCGGTCATGGACTCCGCCCCCTTGGCAGATACTTGCTGTCATCTGTGTAGAGAACGAACGGCTGCTCCAAGCCCAGTTATCAAAAGAATCATGCTGCACACGTACAAACGAACCACACAGGCCCGTTTGCGACGAAGCGTATTCTGCCACGCGGAACGGAACGAGTTCCAAGGCGTAACTGGCATCATCCACATGCGAACCGAGCCACGTGCTGCTTCCCGTCGTGGTCGCGGGGTGTTGGCCACCTGTTGAGTAGAAGAACCGTCCGCCTCCTGGCGCAGAAGGGTTGAACAGGTCAAGCGTTCCACATCCGAAGCGCTGGAAGACTCCGGTACTCACCTCGACCTCTGCGAACAGCGTCTTCGTATCAGGAGCGAAGAAATGGTATGCAGGGAAAGGTCCCGTTGTAATCACAAGGGGCATCCAGGCATGAGCTTGGTCGCTTGCACCGCCAGTCTGACGCTGTGGGTATCCAGGCTGGCGATCCCATGCGTTGCCGCCCGCATAGCCGTCCGAACCATTGACAGCGATGCCATACTTGCTGCTTTGCGAGCTTCCGTTAATAACGGCGGTTTCATTGCTGTAAGACCGAAAGTTGAAATAGGCCGAACCCTTCTGGATGCACAATTCACGTCCAGAACCTACTGTCGCCCAACGATTTACCGTCCAACCCTGCGCGATAGCAAAGAGGCGGAACTTATCCAGCAAGTCATTGACGCTGGAAGATGTGCCGGTTTCATATGCCATATCTATTCCCCTTAATCGAGCGACAGCGCCCAGAATTCATGGACGGTGTTGCGGTAGGCGTTCTGAAGGATAATGTGAGTCTTCCCGCCAAATGTCGTAGTGTTCTCAGGGCTGTTCTGGTAGCCGCTGATCCAGAATGTACCTTCAAGCTCTCCATATACCAACCAAGTCGGGCCGACTTGGTTGATGATACAGGGGAGCAGCATGTATCCGCCTCCAAGGCATTCGCGCCAGGGCCTGCGTCCTTGACTGAGTTGGTTCGACCCAAACATGCAGTGAGGCCACACTGTGCGATATCCATGATTCTGTACCGGAACATAAGGCGGGCCGCTGAAGTAGGGGCCTGAGATGCCCTCTGTATCCGAGGAGCCGTACGCTGTGCGGTTGCCCACGTATGCCCATTCGCCGTCTGGATTGCGGATATAAAGCGTCGCATGTTTCGTGCTGTCGGTGTCGGGATAGTTGTTTGTCCCCGGCCCAGGATATACGCCATGCCTGAAGCTAACATAGGAATATCGCCACTCCGCCGACCGGGCGGAGTCTTGGGGCACAAGAGATCCACCTACTGCCAGCGGATACGGGTACTGTCCAGGGGTGGCGTAAGGAAGGATGAAGCCGAGATATCCGCCCTCGTAGCTGGTAGAGACTTTCACGCCGAAACGGAACGATCTGCCCGATGCAACGAACCAATAGGGCATCGTTGTATTCCAGCAGGGGACCATCGGATTAGGCTTCAGCAGCGTCGAGCCCACAGTATATCCAGGCAATGCACCAGGCTGCTCAAACCAGGAATCCACGTTCGGGTCATAGCCTGTATAACCATTCAGGAAGAGATTATACCAGCCTGCGGCGCTGTCATATTCAGACCGAATGCCCGTGTAGATTGCATCGGTGCCGGCGTTGCCAAACGCCTTGAGAATCACCTCAGATCCGAAATGGTTAGCCACTGTTCCGTCAGCTTCCAGAAGCATAAGCTCGGTCCAGCCGATATAACTCACGGCCTGTGTAGCGTCCCAGATAATCTTCCAGTAAAGATGGGCTCCTGGCGTTCCGGGCACCGCAAAGTCGCGGCGTTCGCCTACGAACCAGTTCGGAGCGTTGGAAACTGTTAGCGCAGTCGTCCAGGCTGTACCATCATCAGAATATTGAAGCCGAAACGACTTCGGGGCATAGCTGGCATAACTGGATCCGACAGGAGCCTTGATTCTTACGGTCTTCACTTCCCGCGATGCTTTAAGGATCCATTGATTGTAACTCGTGCCCGCGGTGTAACCAGAGTTCGTAAAATAAAACGATTCCTGCTGGGCAGGGTTGTTCATATTTAGTGAGCGCGGATCATAACGGAAGGTGTGAATCATTTTCCGCGCGTTGGCAGACGTAGGATCGGGAAGATTGCTGGTGTGCGTAGCGATATTGTCGCGACGCAAGCGCAATGCCTGCCAGTCCTGGTTCGCTGCGACCAGTGTCGCATTCGTGGTGAGGAAGCTAACGATCTTCCCGAACAGGTCTTCGAGGTTCGCTGCGCTACCGACTTCGTTTGCCATATCAAATTCTCCTATCAGTAGCCCAGCGCGCGTTGATTGCGCTGCACCACGTTCATGATCAACTGTTCGCCTTCGTCGGTGCCAAGGTAGTCGCCAACGATTGCCGGATCCAGCACGTTGATGATCTTCGGGGTGACCACAGCGGGCTGAGCCGCTGCCTGTTCCCCTTGACCCTGTGCTGCCGTACCCTTGCGAACCTGTGTGGGCGTGCTGACCTGTACCTGCTCACCGGGCGTTGCCCTAAATGCTACCATTTGTGAGTCTGCTCCACCAGTACCCCCGACGGTGAAGTTACCGCCAGTCATAAAGCCCTGAGTCTGCTGGGAGCGGATCGCTGCCACCTGCGCCATACCCTGTGCCACCACGACAGCAGCCATCGCAGCACCGTAGATGCCGCCCTGGGCCAGCGCCTTGGTCGCGCCTTCGTAGGTGTTCATGATCGCCTGAGTGATTGCGGCAGCTTTACCGATCGCAGCGAGCTCCTTGATGTTGGAGCTCTGCAAGCTGGCAAGCCCAGAGAAGAAGTTCCGCATGTTCTGCGTCTTCAACTCGTTCTCGCGCTGCGCCAGCTGAACCTTGGCGTTCGAGTAGTCCTGCTCGCTGATCAGGTCGTTCTGGCGCAGCATGTCGAGCTGGGCATAGTACGTCTGGATCAACTCCAGCTGAGCCTGCATCTGGCCTTGCATCCCAGCGGTGTCGATACCCATGCCGCCCAGCATGCCCATCACCTGCCCTTGTGCGTCGCCCGCACTGAAGCCACTGCTCGGGTTGGCCAGCAGGTTGTTCATCGCTTCGATCTGCGTGTTGAACGCGCGGCGCTGCTCGACGCTGTTCGCAAGCATCTGATCCTGAGCTGCCACCAATTCGTTCTGGCGTTGCAGCATCTCGATCTTACTGCGGAGCGCAGCGGTTTCCTCTTGCGTGAGCGTGATGCCTTGTGCGCGCAGATCCTTCTCGATCCTCATGTATTCGGACTCAACCTGCCGCGCACGCGAAGACATACCAAGCAGACGGATCTGCTCGTCCATCTCGCGATTCACCTTGCCCAGCGGATCGATGATGTCCTGATAGTGGAACTTGAGGAGCTCGAGGTAACGCGCCTGATCCTGTGTGGTTATCAAACCCTTGGCGACCGCCTTGTTGAGCGTCTCCTCAGCCTTTGCCATCTCCAGTTTCGCACCTTCGACCGGGGCAATGGTGTTCAACAGGCTGCGCAGTTCGTTCTTGAGCTTTTCCAGCTCTTTGCGCTGCTTCTCCAGTTCCTTGTTATCTGCTCCAGGAGCCTGGAAGGTGCCCATCGCTCTATTCAGATCTACGCCAGTCTGGTTGCCCAGAGCAGCCGCGCGTTCCTTGCCGATTGCCTGCGCACGGGTAAAGACGCCGTCGATCCAGTTCTCCATGAACCCGCCCTGCATCTGGAAGCCATCGTCGATGGACTGTGCAATGTTCTGGCCGTAGGTTTCGAAGAACTTCGTATCCACTTGTTTCCGGTCGAACTTGACGGTCTCAAGCAGATCCATCCCGACAGCGTTGCGCATCTTATTGACACCGTTGATCACGGTATTCACAAGGTTCTCGACGACACCGACGACAGCGTTATAGGTGCGGTTGAACATCTCTTTGATCGCGTCGGGCACACCGGCGAACGCCCTGACCACAGCAATGCCTAGTCCGGTCAGCAGTCCAGCAATCGCGTCGATGGTGCGCGCGATACCCTTTGCCACACCAGCAAAGCCCGAACCGACACCATCATAGAAGC